ATAAAAAACGACACCTCACTATTTAATTATGAAATAAAAAAAAAAAATAAATATGCAAAAGGTGATACAATATTTTATCCAGAAGGTAAAGCAAATTGGGGATCAACATTTAGAATTAATATTGAACGTAAAGGTGATTTATTATATGGATTATATTTAGTTATAAAACTTCCAGAATTATCTACAGCAAATCTTAATGTAAGACCAACCCCGGATGTATTAGATCCGATTGAAAATCCTTATCGTGTAAGATGGGCAGAATATGTAGGTAATGTTATGGTAGAGAAAGTTACATTATATGTAAATGGTATGATTATAGATGAGATTTTTGGGGATTATATGCAAATTTATGTAGATATGTATATTTCAGATTGGAATAGAAAATCAATGTTAGGATTTTGTGATTCATTAAATCATCCAAATGTTAAAATAGAAAGTGAATATATTTATGTACCACTTAGGTTTTGGTTTTGTAATGATATAGAAAAACCATTACCAGTTATTGCATTACAACATTCACAAATATATATTGATATTAAATTTAGAAACTTCGATGAATGTATGTCAGTATTAAAAAAAGAAGGTAATCATTTATATCATTCTGATATTATCTATCCAATGCCTAATCTTGAAGATGTTAGTTTACAGGCTAATTTTTATTTTCTAGATTTAGAAGAAAGAAGAGAAGCAGCTATGAAAGATTATGAAATAATAATGACACAGTGTCAATTTAGATCAATGCCAATACAGTTAGGTGCTAATTTAGACATCACATTTAATAATACTGTAAAAGATTTGATTTTTTATATACAACCCAGTGAACATATAAAATATGGTGAATATTTTAATTTTACGGGAAAATTAAAAATACCACCACCATCTCTAATACCACTTTCTCAAAAAGAATATAGTTTATGGCAATTAAATGCACCGAAACATATATTAACTAGAGCAAGATTATTATTCAATGGTATAGAAAGGATCGAGTGGCGCGATTCTAAATATTTTTATAATATGCAAAATCATGAAAATTATAAGACAACACTTCATTCATTTGTATATTTATATTCCTTCAATGCATTTCCAACTAAAGATACTAATTATTGTGGATGTAATTTTTCAAGAATAGAAAATCCTCAATTACAAGTTGAAATGAAAGAACAAATTTTTCAATTATCTGCTAATCCAGATAAATATTATGACCCTGGTTCATCATATATATTAAAATGTCACGCTACAAATTATAATTTTTTTGTAATTAAAAATGGACTTGGAGCCATTAAATATAATAATTAATGTAATTTTATATACAAAAAATTGAATTATATTATAATTATAATATAATAATATAGGTAAGTCAATGGAAATCACAAAAGGTCACATATATGTTGAAACAAAGATTAATATGTTAATAACTAATTTTAAGTTATTAGGTATGATTGATGAAAATTATGTAATGTTTCAGTATAAACTAAATGATAAAACATTTTTTATACAACATTATCCTCATAATAGAACACAAAGTGCTATATTTTTTGAACTATTAAATGAATCACCGTTATGGTCAATAGCATATAATATTGTATGCGTGCCAAAATATCAAGGTAGTACGATTTATACTAATACAGTAAATTTCGTAATATCATTAGATCCAAACTTGATCAGCGATTTTATTGGTAATTCAATTGCACTGAGACATCTTCTTACAAGTCAATATAATGAATTACAAAACTTTACATTAACAGATATTTCAAAGAAAAGTTTGATTTCATATGCTGAACCAGCACAAACATCTGCTAATTTTAAAGTACAATTATATGAGTATCAAAAAAAAACTCTTGGAAAAATGCTTCAAATTGAACGTAATCAATCCAATTCTACTGTTACCTATACATATAATATGCTTTTTAAAAATGAAGTCAATATTATCTATGATCCAATTAGTAATAGTGTTTCTAATAAAGAAAGACAATTTAATATTAAAACAACAGGTGGAGTTCTTTCAGATGATATGGGTTTAGGTAAAACAATTTCATCAATTGCATTAATTGATAGTAATCCTCTTACTAATATTCCTAGTTTTACTAAATTGTCACGAAATAATAACTTTACTAAAATTCACACAAAAGCAACCCTGGTGCTATGTCCATCACATCTTGTAAGTCAATGGGAAAAGGAAGCTAAAAAATGTAACCCAAAATTAAAAGTTACAACAGTTGTGACTAAAACAAGTTATAATAAACTAACATTTAGTGATTTTATAAATTCTGATATTATTATTGCAAGTTTTCAATTAATTCAAAATTTCAAGTTCTACCCAACATTATATTATCAATATTGTTCTGCATCTGGTTTTGACTTTAGTCACCGAACTAGTGTATTGAAACAGTTTCTTCAAGATAAATTAAATACAATGGAACGTAAAGATATAGAATTATTGGATAATCCTATTTTTGAATTCTTCTACTTTCATCGTCTAGTTCTAGATGAGGGGCACGAAATCTTTGGTGAAAACTTGGGTGCTATTGCATTATCTAAATATATGTCTCGGTGGATTTTAGATATTGATGCTAGTTATTTTTGGTATGTTTCAGGAACACCGTTCGTAAATTTTCGAGGTGTACAAAATTGCGCTAAATTTATTAATATGACATTAGAAGATGCTGAACGAGATGTTACTATTACATATCCAGATGCTGTATTGAATTTTGTAAATAAAGAATATATTTGGAATAGTATATTAAATAAGATTTGTATTCGACATCGTCAAGTTGATGTTGAAGATCAAATTCAAATTCCAAAATACGAAGAAAAAACAGTATGGATTAAATTTACTGATCTTGAAAGAGAACTTTATAATAGTAAAAAAAATAAAGTATCTGACGAAGCATTACAACAATTGTGTTGCCATCCATTGATTGTAGAATCTTCTAAAAAAATTTTTGGTGATGTTGAAGTAGATTTAACATTAATGCAAGATAAATTAATTGAATATCATAAAAAGAATTATGAAACATATAATTATCGATTGGGTAAATTAGATAAAACAAACCCGTCATATTTTATGTTGAAAAAATCATATGAAACACAGATGAGTGAATCAAAATATCTATATACAATTTTAGAGAAAATGAAATGTCCTGATATTCTTGATACAGAAAACTGCAGTATCTGTATGGATAAACTTGATAATCCAACTTTAACAAGTTGTGGACATTTGTTCTGTTATGATTGTTTGAAATTGTGTTTATCTGATAAAAAACGATGTCCATTGTGCAAGGCTGATTTAACTGGTAAAGATCTATTAGTAATGAATAAGAAAGTTGATGAAAATAAGGAAGATATTAATCCACTTGTTCAAAAATATGGATCTAAATTAGGTAAATTAATATCAATGATCAGAACTATTGCACAAAATGATGATTCGAGAATTATTATTTTTTCAGTATTTAATGATATGTTGGCATTAATCGGCGATACACTTGCTAAAAATGATATTGCTAATTGCTATGTTAAGGGTAATGTATGGCGCCGCAATGCTGCTATTCGTAAGTTTAAAGAAGGTAAAACAGATGAAGGTGTTGAAAATAAAGTAATCATGTTAAGTTTAGAAAATTCTGCATCTGGAACAAACTTAACTGAAGCGACTCATATCTTTTTTGTTGAACCAATTAATAAAACTAGAGAAGAATGTAAAGCTATTGAAGCTCAAGCAATTGCACGTGCGTGTAGAATTGGACAGAAAAACATAGTTAATGTTGTACGCATTCTTGTTGCAGATACAATTGAAGAAACAATCTATCGTAAAAATTATAACACTAATGCTATTGTTAATATTACAGAAACTACAGAAAAGATTATTAAATCAACCGATAAAGAGATTGTCGTTTAATTTTTCATTTAATAATATAATATATTATAATACTATTATGGAAGATACATTTGTAAATATTGATTCACAATATAGAGATATAATAAGTTATCCACAAGAAAGTAAATATACTTATGTATTTGATACAATATATAAAAATATTGTTGCCATAAAGTTAGCTAGTATAGAATTAGCAAATAGT